GCACTCGAAATCTTTTATTGCTGTTAAAAACTTCGCCCTGAGCATATCTTAAATTTATTTCTGGTGCGGTTTTTACAGCCATATACTAAAAAATAACAAATTTTTCAACTAATACCCCTTATTTATAGCCTAAATTGACTTTTCTAGGTTATCATTCAATTAATTACCTTATTCTGATTGAGTCCGTGGCTGAATCATGCTTATCTGGTTTCGTTCCAGAAGATTTTAAAGAACAACAAGCAAAACAAAAAAGAAGAGCTAAGTTTGCTCCAAATACTCAAGAGCATATACAAGCAAGAGCTCAAAGATTGTATTCCCGTCAGTTAGATGGAAAGACAACAAGACAACTTGTTCTCGAACACGCAAGAATTGAAGGTATCGGAGAAACTTCTGCTTGGAATGATTGGAATAAAGTAAAAAAATGGAATAACGAAGATTGGGATAAAGATAGAGAAAATATGCTTCCCAGGCTTCAAGCTATGAGAGTTAGATTGTTCAACAAAGCTATATCAAAAGGACAATTACAAACAGCAGCACAAATACTCGATTCATTAGGCAAAGTTATTGGAGAGTCTGTAGAGACAGTTAATATTCAAGCACCTGAACTGTCTATTAAAGTAGAACAAAAACAATAGTAACTCTGTATCAGTAACGAAGATTACGAGAATATATTTAAGTTCCTCGACATAGTATATAGCACGTAACATTTGCTACACTACCCCCTAACATATGTGCTATGCTGATGTCATAATTAATCATTCAATATGTCATTTATAACATCACTATATGTATCATCTTGACAGCAGCTATGATGTCACTCTGCTATAATTAATACATAAGCAACAAACTGCTAACTCCTACGATATAGCAAAAAAGAGTTCAGCACGGAAATACAAACTGATTTTCTCGGCAGAGTTTTACAGATAAAAAAACATCGCAAAAGATTCTTTTATCTATTAGCTGTTGCACTCATGCTGAACCAGAGAGACATCAGGAGCTTAGATCTTATGACTAGCTTTCTTTCTCTCCTCAACCGCACTCAGAAGCCCTACAACAGCTAACAGATAAAAGATCATCTACCTTTTATCTATTTCACTTATCCGAAATTTTTATTATGACTTACGCAGTTATGACCTACCGAGGAGCTTTTGATGGTTGGCAAGATGCAAGCGATAACAACATTCGCAAGCATCAAAAGGACGCTCTGGACTATTGCGAATTACTTTCAAAAGTAAGACCGCAGTACATCCACAAAGTACAGGTATTATGTGAGCCTAGCTTACCGATGTTTTCATCTTTGAGAATTGGCGAACCAAGAAACGAAGTTTACACACTTCCAAAAGGTCAATACTTGACAGTAAGAAAGAGAAACTTTTTTCAACGTATCATTAGGAGATTATTTTTCTAATGACTGAAGAAGAAAACCTTTATTACTTCGGACGATGGGAAGAGCTAGAGAAGCTCTTTCCTGATCCCTTTTACTATGATTTTGATTTTCAGGAGATCACTAAAAATGAAAACTAAATTAATTTTATTTTCTTTTATTTTCGGGTTAATAATTTATTCAGGCTTTGGAATCTACCAGAGCTTGAATACTTTAACTCAAAACTATTATAACAACTTAGCAACTTTCACAAATGCAAATTAAAAGACTAGGAACTAGCAAAACCCTGCTAGTTCTTCCTTCGGGTTCAGAAGCTTTTTTTAGCTATGAAACACCAGTAGCGTTCCAGATGCATTCTGGAGAAATTTATAAAACCGAAGAGTATTATTCCAGGACTACTTCTAAGCATATTACCCAATATTTAAACGGGAGAGAAGCGGAAGCCGTTCCACAAAGTTTTATTAATCAACTTGTAGGAGTTTAGAGAATGTCTTCTATCTATCAACAAGAAAAAGAAAAAGCGTTATGTCTTATACATGACGCTTCCGAAAATCTTTTAGATCTGGAGTATAACTTACCTCCAGATTTTAGATTAACTATGAACGAAAGAATTAAATTAAAAAATATAATTTGGTTTATTTCTCATAAGGGAGCTTAAAAGCTCCTTTTCTCTTATTTCTAAAAATTATGATTATCAAAGAAAACAGCACTTTTAAATTAGTGCAAACCATGACCGACCAAATATTATTGGTTATGAAGGGAATTTATAGCGAACCAGTTTTAAGGGTTTGGCATATTTCCCAAAGAGAAACAGCAATGAATGAATTAAGGAGGATTTCTTAAATGGGTTTAAATGTTTTATTAATTGCCGATCCTTATGGAGCTTGCGGACATATCGCAAGCACTAAGGACAAAAAATCTTTAATAGATTTCGTAGAAGATCGAGGTTATGAAGCTGTAGAGTTTCAAAACGAGGACTACGATTCAACAGATACAGTATTAAGGCTCTCTGAAGAGTGCGGATATTTTACTGTTAAAGATTTACCAAACATAAGCGAATACTTATGAGAGAGAAAAAAGGGCTTTAAGTAGTCCTTTTATTTTGCTCAGTTTTTATTTGGCATCTTGTAAGAATGAGAAATTCATATAATTTTTTATCAGGAATTTTTAAAGCTTTAGTTGTTAAATCGTCCCAATCTTCAGAAGACAATTTATCAAGATTGAAAGGGTCGTAGTTCATTTTTTGAATCAAAAGAACGTAATTCTTAATTAGACTCATGGTGAGATCGTAAGTATATTATTAATATATCATAGCATATTAACAATATAAGTCACTTATCCTACTTATGAAACTTTTAACTAAAGAACTTCAAAAGAAGTTACCTCCTTTATATTCCCAAGACGGAAAAGGAGATGATGCAATCGCTTATGCAAAGTTTTTTGATCCTTGTAGCTCATGGACTTGGTACGCTACAGAATACGATCCAGATACTAGAGAGTTCTTCGGTTTAGTAGATGGAGAGTACAAAGAGCTAGGTTATTTCAGCTTAGATCAGTTAGAGTCTTTTACTAACTTTTTAGGACTTGGAATTGAAAGAGACATTCATTTCGACCCTACAAAACTATCTAAATTAGGTATTTAATATGACTAATTTAAACATCACCATCAATACTGATAATTCAGCTTTTTCTGATTCCAATTTGGGATCAGAGATTGCTCGCATTTTAAAAAACTACGCAAACGCTATTGAAACTGTAGTCGATCCAGAAACTTCATGGGAACTTGAAACAAGGCTCAGAGATATAAACGGAAATACAGTTGGTCAAGTTAAATTATTTATGGAGGATTCTTTTTAATGCCTAATTGGACATTCAACAGAGTAAGAGTCAGAGGCGATGACTCTGAAAGAATACAAGAGATCAAAAAACTCTTTGAAGGGGAAAATCCTTTTCATGTTTTAATTCCTGAACCTGATTGGACTACAACTCCTTTAACTAAAGAATATGCAAAGTCTTATTCTTTTTCCGATCCAAAAGGTCAAATTGGAGAATTACCTATACAACCCGATCCAAATAAAAAAGAATGGGATTGTCCTAAGTTCGCATCTACTGGTAGGCAAGATGATCGCTGGTATGATTGGAGAACTACACATTGGGGAACTAAGTGGCCAGCTTGTGATCTTGAAATTACTCAAGATGATGAAGACTTTCTTGAAATAACTTTCAATACTGCATGGAGTCCACCTGAACCCATAGTTCATTCTTTACGTTCCAAATACGAATGTAAGGACGAAGGTTCTTATAGCAATGGTAAATATCTTTCCGTTTCGTGGTTCTACGAATTAGAAGGAGAAGAAGGGTGCGGTTATTTATGAACAAACAACAGATATATACCGCTCTGGACAACATGGATAGATTCGGGGGAAGTTTTGTAGCTTCCCTCGCAGTCTGCTATAGAAAAGCCGATCCAAACAATCAAACCATATTACTTAATTCGTTTGAATCTACCTTTATCAAATACGCTAATTTTACAAATGTCCCACCCAGTAAATGATGAAATTCTTGAAAGACTTTACGAAGAAGTTAAAGAAGAATTTCCTAATGCTTTAGAACCTTTTGTTATCGCAGAAGTACAGAAACGATTTGAGGAGATGAGTTTATGACTACTTTTAATAGAGATCAATTATCAGATTGGTTACATGATTCTCTTCCTGAAGAAATGCGTGAACGATTTGTCGTTCATTCTGTTCATTCAAAAACTAGATCATCTCAATATGAACCTTATAAAGGTATTTGTAACGTTGAATTTGAGGTGGACTTATGAAAATAACAGAAGCAAGGGACGAAGCATTTGAAGCAATAGCAGAGATGCTACGTTCCAATGTAAAAAAAACTAAGATAGCTAGTCAGTTAGCTGCTGATTATTGCGTAAGTGATAAGACAGTTTACAAATGGATTTCTCGCGTGGAAGAAATGTACGATATTACTCCAATAGAATCAATTCTTCAGCAGCAGAAGGTAGAACTAAAAACTGAGATATATCAAGATCTTATAAAAGACTACCATGCTGCTAAAGATAATGATGATCAAGAGTTAAGAAGAAAAATCGGACATATTTTAAATAATACTTACCTTAAAAAAATTAACTTCAATTGAGAATTTCGCTAGCGAAAATGACTAAATTTAAACTACTTACTTATGCTCGGCATAAAAAACAAGGTATCGAAGGATTAGTTATTAATTCTCCTACTAAAAATTGTTCTCACGTTACTATTTACGACCCAAATTGTCCTAATGATGATGACTTTAAAGAAGACTCTTATGGACTAGGAAGTGCTTTGGAATTTCATTCTAGTGAATTGGAGCAAATTAAAAATCCTTCCGATTTATTAATTAACCAATGCAAAGATGTTATTAACTTATTCTCTTAAAAAAAAATG